ATTTTAGAACATAATCCAACAGTCCAGTATAGATTTTTTGTGTATGAATGTTATATAAACGTATTTGTCCGTCCCATAATTTATTTTTATATGCAGGAGTATACTGGTAATTTGGAACAGAGAACGTAAAATATTCGCTCAATTCTTTAGCCGTGCCCCGATCACATTGTATTTTAATATTAACAGAATCAATTCTGTTTATTTCTAGATCACTCATGATCCATTGGTAAACTTAAGCCAATCAATTACGGCTCTAATAGACCATTGCCTATTGTTGATAATCTTGATTATATTTTCAAGATAGTCTACCTTCTCCCTTTGAAATAATATTTTATTTGTAGCATGAATGATATCATCATCTGCTTGCATGAATCTATCAATATCGGTTTTGAGTATATTAAAATCAAATGGTTCCCAATTCCGATTATCTAATTCTTCTTGACTCATTTTACCTGTATAGTAAAGCCACTTATCTCTCCTAAGACGATTTAAATCTGATTCCATCTTCCCGAGAATTAACTTTTCATCGGTGAAGAGAATTAGATACTTGTTATGAAGTTGAGGAGTCTTAAGCGATTCAGCATCAAGTTCTGTCTCATCCATTACTAAGTCTTTTATTGTCATGTTTCTAAGGTCATCGAGTGTCATTGTAAATTTATTATATCTCAAAATAGTTCATTGTCAAGTGATTTATTATGACTGTGTTGAAACGGTCCCAAGATTCAATGCAGTAATATTATAAGAATCATAGGTAAAGGTAGCACTTGAGATAATTGGTTCATTGTCCATAGAAGAAGAATTAAATTCAATACCCGCCAATGATATTGGAAATGCATTCTTAAACCTAACTTCGTATTTTCCTTTATACGCACTATTCATTATTGTGAGTGAAATATCAGAAAAGAAATCCTTTTGTTTTATTATAGTATCATAATTTTCCATTGCACCCAACGACTCCATCCATCTGAAAACTTCTAACCAGTTTTTCATTTGTTCATCCACTATGAACGTTACTGTTAAGTCTTCGAAACTATATCTACCACCAACTACTTTTGGATATGTTCCAAACGGACTAGGCTGTTCTGCTGGAGTTATATTCAATGCTGGGATGCTAGCCGTTTGACAAAAGTAAGTAACGGTAGGAAGTCTAGTTATTTCCAATCGAAAATAATTAGATGCAAGGTAATTGTTTGTATCTGGTTGTCTCGGATTCGTTACTTGTGTAATATCAGGAAGGTCGGGCCCTGTATAACCATGTCCTGCACCTGTGTAACCGTGTGACATTATAGAATCTCCTATGTTAGTATTTATACAAAAGAAAAGGGAGTCCCGAAGGACTCCCTTGATTCTTTACGAGTTTATCAGATTAATCAGGCGGTGTTACCGTGGAGGTTGGTAATAGTCATTAATCTATAATAGACATTCTTACCAGAACCGACGCTTACGGTAGTACCATCATCGTGGGCGAATGGGTTTGCGACCATTCCGTAACGAGTCTTAAATCCAATCTTGGGCTGGAAGGTATTCTCACCAACTGCACGCACCATCTGAAGTGGGACGTATGGGCAATAGAAGAGTCCAGCATCGTATGGGCTACTACCCCTATAACCAACACATGCGAAGTTTACATCGGTAGAACGAGTATCATTCGTAGTTGCGGTATAAGGATCAATGTAAACCTTCATCTTACCGTTGAGTGTACCAACAAAGGTGTTACCGGTGTCATCAACATCAAGACTGGTGTTGAGTGCTGGAGAGAGTTGTAACCAACCACCCATTGCGAGTGCAGAAGCAACATCTGAGGAACAGACAACAAAGTTACCCTTACCTCTACGAGTTTGCTTGGCGATTACATTTGCTTCACGCTCTAACTGGAACATAAGTCCACGGAAACGTTCTGCGGACCAACGACCATCAGAGTCAGTATTGAGATCATAAGTACCAGCAGTTGTTAGATCAGCATGCTGGGCACCATTCCTTGCACTAGTGTAGATGCTACGAATCAACTCACGATTGATTTCAGTAAGAATTTCACTAGAAAGAATGTTGGCAAGTTCAGTCTCAGCATCAAGACCATGAACGGCTTTCAAGTCCTGAGCGAGTTCAGTCGTATACTCTGCCTTGAGGGCGCGAGTCTTTGCTTCCACAGCGACTCGTTCAATGGTGAATGCCATCTCCTTGAAGATGGTGCCGCTGTTGGATAAACCTTCAGCAGTTGCAGTGAGCATTGCACGGAAACCATCAAGCGATGGACTGCTAGTGGGATCAATACCACCAGTTGAACTGAATGCTGCTCCGGTTGCTGTTGCACCAGCACCAGAGAACTTGGCAAATGCTTCCTGATAAAGAGCCTCTGCGCCACTCTGGTTGTCATATCTTGCACGCATAGCGAAGATAAGACCTGTAGGTGCGCTCATTGGCTGTACAGCAGCGAGATCATAAGCCATTAAATTTGGCATTGCACGACGAACAAGACTAATTAAAACTGGATCATAACCAGCAAGATTATTGCTCGATGCATTATCAGCAGCGGCTGAAACACTAAAACCACCTGCACCCATCTGGTTGGTGATTTCAGTAAGGCTCTGCTCTCGTAATGCACGCTCTTCATTTTCTAAAAGGCAAGCAGTCACTTTGGCGCGATAACTATCCCGAATCTCAGGGAGATCAGGATGGTTTAGCACGGGTGACCACTTTTCAGTAAGCATATCGTATGGTGTTTGATTTGTGTCGAAATCCATTATTAGATTCTCCTTTGACTCGGAAATGTATATGTCTTTTTATGTATAAAAATTCTTATTTTCAAGAAACCTTGTTTCCTGAAGTGTGTCTAGAAATTGCGCTCATGTAATTGTTCATTGGGCCATCAGTATTGATTATATCTTGATAATCACCTTCGCCCTCTTCGGTAAGGACAGGAACATCATCGCTAAAATAACTTTCTCGTAGAGTTGAAATTTTATTACGGAATTGATCTTCATCATCATACTCAATACCTTCTGCTAACGATTGAAGACGATCAGTTTCCATGTCTGTTAAACCGTCTGTTTCTTCATTAAATATTTTACCGCATCGTTGCTCTAATAGTCCTGCGCGAAGATCGATATTTGCTTGAAGTGCTTCGTTTAATTCGGTTTCAATTTCTTCTTTACTTTGAGTGAGTTCATTCATTATGTCATATTTTTCTTCTGGAACATCAATGTAACAATTCTCAAACAGAACTTTCAAACCAGCAATGAAATTCTCGGCAACATCTGTTCGGATGCCGTTCTCCACAGCAAGTTTATTTTCTTCCATCCATTGTTCAACAACATAACCAAGATAGTCATCTAATTTTTCAGAAATATCTTCGGCAATTGCTTCGATGTTTTCTGCAAGAATGTCTTGATATTGTTCAATAAGGTTTGCTTCAATATCAGTAACTCGCTCATTAATTGCAGCCTCAAAGATTGTAACTGCTTTATTTTGAAAATCTTCCGAAAGATCTTCACCATCAAAAAGAGCAGAAAGATGTTCTTCCATTCGTTCTTGTGATGTACCACTAGGAACTGGACGTTCGAAAGAACTCGGTCCACGCGCCTTACCGGCAATAGAAGCCTTATTTTTTTTATCCTTACCTTCTGTGCCCTTATCGGTATCAATTTTAGCATGCTTTCCTTCAGCATCTTGATACAACTTAGGATCCTCCTCAGATTTTGTGTCTAGAGTTGGAGTCTCTGACCCTGCTTCTACTAGTTCATGTTCGTAATATTCAGGCATTATTTTAACTCCTTTGATCAGTTTTTATAAGGCTCTCTATCTGCATTATTTATACATTTTAAATTTTTGAAAGAAAATCTTTCCACAAAAACAATGATTTCTCTTCTAATTCTTTAATAGACGCTTTCTGTATTATATCTCGATACCCGTCTATCACTTTCTCTTTAATTGTACCATTATCCCATACCCACTCTTTACCTTCCATAATACCATTTACAAAAGCACCCGGTGCTGATGGGTCAGCAACAATATCCACCGCCGAAAGCATGAAATCATCTTTAACATAATTTACGCCGCCTTTTTCTTCTAAAGAACCCATGCCGCGAGAAGAAACACCAAGTTGCGCACCTTCTGTAACTAAATTCTTTGCAATATTACCCATGGGAGTATCAAGAAGTTTAGCCTTACCGATAATATCATTACCCTCAACTTTAAGATCTTTAATCATATGAGACACACGATCAAGATTTACAGTTGGACCTTGTGGGTGGTTTAATTCACCCATTGCACGGTTCTTTGTAACAAAATTTTTATTATATCTACCGATTTCGTTTTCTAAGATACCAAGAGGATAAATGCGACCATTACGATTTTTCTGCTCTGCTTGCATAAATACGCCATGAATGAAATAATTCTTTTTACCCTCAGAATCTTCTTCTATCAAGTAATGGACACTTTCTGTCATTTCTGTGATAAGTTTCATTTATTTTTCTTCCTTTTGTCCTTTTCTTTTGCGAATTGCGAAACCCACAACGTTACGACGATTCTTTAAATAATCATCAGATTCATCAGAATCATCATCATTATCAATGTCTCCGTCCTCAGAACCAACAGCGTCTAATTTTGTCTTCTTTTTTTCAACTAACCCGAACATTCCAACTGCTTCTTTATATGTCTCAGGAGCAACTTCTTTGGTAACAAGATCTAATACATCATGGAGTTTACTATAAAGCAGTGCTTCGGTTTCTGTTTTTGCAACAGACAAATTACCATCAACCAAATGTTGTATGATGTTATTAGTCGGCATCTTCATCTCCTTCATTAATTTGAACGTAGCAAAAAGAGAGAATTTTATCAAAACCATCTTCTGATTCTTCTAAAATGTTTCTCATCTTTACTTGATTTTCTTGATTCATGGTGTCATGAATTGCAACCAGATTATATGCATCTTCTGGTTCAATATGTATAACTGAACCATCTTTGGCTTCAAATAATAATGTTTGTTCGAATGTAATGACTTCTTGTAGTGATGAAATAATATTCATTATAAGTGTCC